TATGCACAACAGACAAAGTCACGTAAATAAGGGGATAGCCGTTGGCAACTATTAGAAATACTTTAGAAACTAATTTTACTACTAGAGGAGCTACAAGAGCTGTTAGAGAGACCGAACAAATCGGTAGGGCTCAAACTCGTCTTGGACAAAGCTCTGCTTCTGCTGGACGTTCTTTTTCCTCTCAGTCTCAGGGACTGGGAGGGTTAGTTGGTATATATGCAGCAGCCGCTGCTAATGTATTTGCTATCAGTGCAGCTTTTGAGGCGCTAAATGCTGCTGCAAAATTCGACACAATTATCAGAGGTACTGAATCTCTAGCCAATGCAGTAGGCACAAGTGCTACTCAAGTTATTAGTTCTTTAAAAAATATAACTGAAGGACAGTTATCTATAGTAGAAGCTGCTAGAAATGCTAACTTAGCTCTATCTGCTGGTTTTAATGTTGAACAGATTGAGAAACTTGGAGCTGTAGCACTAAAAGCTTCACGGGCACTGGGTAGAGATTTAGGAGATTCCTTTCAAAGACTTGCTAGAGGTGCTATTAAACTTGAACCAGAACTGCTAGATGAACTCGGTATTTTTACACGTATTGAACCCGCTGTAGAAGCTTATGCACGTCAAGTAGGTAAATCTGTATCTCAGTTAACACAATTTGAAAGACGACAAGCTTTTGCTAATCAAGTTATTAAGGATGGTACAGAAGCTTTTAGAGATATTGATACGTCTGTTATCAGTACTCAAGAAAAATTTGAAAGACTAGTAGCTAACTTTACTGATTTAGCATTAATTGTAGGATCTTTCCTAGCAGATAGACTAGCACCCTTAGCAGAATTTTTAGATAAAAATTTAGGAAATAGAATTATATTATTAGGTTCTATTGGTTTACTTGTTTTCAACAGTTTAAAGACTGTTGTTGCGGGTTTTGCTATGCAAGGTATTGCAACTCTTTCGACTAGCTTAGCTGGATTATCTCAATCATTCGAATCCACACGGGCAAGTGCTGCTGATTTTGGTAATGAAGCGGGAGCAGTTAATTCACAACTACAAGGACAAGGGGCTTTTGTAGGCGGTAATGCTAGTCAGGGTGCGGCTTTTAAAAGAACTTTAGCAGAAGGAACTATGAGTAGTCGTAGAGCCGTAGAGCTTGATGCACAGCTACCACAATTTCGTACCGCTGAATTAAGATATCAAGATCAGTTACAGGAAAGAAGACAAAGAGGTACTCTTACTACTCAAACTATGAATAGACTTTTACGCCAATCACAACAACGCGTGATAGGTATTGACGCAGGTATGCAACTAGTTGAGGCAAGACTACGTGGAGCTACTATTCTTACTAGAGTCTGGGGTACAACTCTTAATGTTGCCGCTAGAGCAGTTTCGGCAATTGGTAAAGGACTTGGTAAGGTATTTGGTTTACTAAATGCTGTAGTTATACTTTTTACCGGAGCCCAAATTATAGCTAGTTTCTTTGGTATAGATTTAATTGAAAAAGCTACAGACTTATACAATAAATTTTTTCAAGCTTCCCAAGAAAATGCAGCAGGACAAAAAACGTTTTCGGCTGCTATGGAAAACTCTACAGGTTTTATTTCTAAACAAGCAGATGAAATGGAACGACTTAATGCTGCCCGTGAAGCTAATAATATGGCACCCATAACTAGTCAACAGCTGTCAAAGGCTAATGTACAAGAAGATATTATAGATCCTCGTAGAGAAGAGTTACTTAAGTTAAGGCGTATGGATATGATGCCTGTAGGACCAAATCCAGAACAAAGTGCTATTACTGCTGATATAGGTTCTGGACCAGTCTCAAAAACTGAAGCTATTCAAAAGCGAATACGTGAAAACATAATGGCTGATGAGAAAAGTATACATTTAACAAAAAAATCAAATAGAGAAGTAATAGCTGCATTATCAGAAAAAGAATTAGAACTAGAAAGTAGATTAACTGCATTACAGACTGATCGTAATAATCGACAAACAGTTGCTACTATTTCTACTGCGTCTGCTGATACAGCTAGAATAAATGCAGAAATGGAGTTAGAAAGTATACGAGATAAACAGCCTGGCTATTTCACTCGCGCAAGTAAATTTACAGAATCAGAAGCTGCCGCCTATGCGCAGAAGCTGGCACTACAAGAAAGAATCGTTATGTTTGAAGAAGAGGCAATAGCGGATAGACAAAAGGTAGGAGCACTAGACCTAGCAATTCAAGCTGCTCAAGGTGCTATTACAGATTTTGCAAAAACCCGTGTTAATGCAATGAGGGATATCGGGGTAATAGAAGAAGGTTTAGTAGAAAAAAATAAAGAATTACTTGCTTTAGCTGAAAAAAGCGATACAATCGGTAGACTAGAAGAAGCAAGGCTAAAAAGAATAAAAGAAATACTTGCCGAAATAAAAGATGAACGAGCAGCTATAGCTGCTGCACAGCAGCTAACTGCTATGGAAAATTTACAAGGACAGATACAAGGTCAGTTAGGCACTGAAGATAAATCGTTAGTAAAACTAGTTAACCTAGGCCAAGCTAAAAAAGAAGGCGATCAGTTAATATTAATTTTTAGAGGTATACAAGCTGAAGTAGCAAAAGTATTTAATGATCCTACAAGTGATATGTTTGGTAAATTAGTCGATAAAGATCAACTAGAAGGACTTAATGCTAGCACTCAGACTATAGATAAATTACAAAAACTTATGACAGGTCTAACAGGTGGTACTACTAGTGCTAGTAGAGCGGCTAAGGATATGGTAGTAGTATTTGACCTATTAGGCAAAGCTTTTGAGTCTGGTGTATTGGATAAAAACAGTCAATTAGGTAAAGCTATAGCAACTAGTGTTAGTGAAGCTGATGGCTTGAATATAGAATTTCAACGCATGAACGCACTAAATAATAAATTAGCTAAGACTTTTCAAAAAAGTTTTTCTTTCTTAGAAGATATGTATTTAAACGGAAAGGTAAGTGCTGAAACAGGACAGATAGCTAAAAATGCTGAAGAAGAACTTACATTTCAGAGAGCTAATTTAGCTGCCTTAAAACAAAAAAGAGCAGACTTAGATGCTACTGTAACCATTCGGGAAGAAGAACTAAGAAATGCATCAGCTATTGCAGTGATAGATGAGATACTACTTAAAACATCTAAAGAGGCTTTTGCTCAACAAATTAAAAGAGTACCTTTAGTAGAAAAAGAAGCAAAAGCACAAGACAAACTATTGGCTGCTGCTTACGAGCAGCTTAGGGTACAAGAAGCTAAAAATAGAGAGGCCAATCGTAGTCTTGATATAGCAAAAAAACAGGCTGATATAGAAAGTATGACTCAGCGAGGAGCATTTATACAGAGGCGTGCTGGAGCAAAAAATCCTTTTAAAAATATTGAACTTCAAGGTGTCCAGGATAATGCTAGAATAGGTTTTAAAGGACCGACTATACAAGCATCTTTTAACGCTCCAAGAGGTGGTGCTGCTGATGAGGGCGCCTTAAACTCCAACCAGATAGATCGACTTGATCAAGCACCAATTCCCACAGCTGCTCGTGCAGCTGTGCAACAATCATTAGCTAGAGATTATGGTGGTGCCGAAACTTTTGGAAAGGATGCAAAAGCTGTAAATCTACTGCAATTGAGATTAAATGGGGCAGCTGTTGCAATGGAGAATGCTACTGATTCTAAAAGACGATATAAATCTGTAGTAATACTAGGCACAGATGATATTGAGCGGTTAAAGTCGTTTAATGCAGTAATGGGTGTTAACGCAGAAAAAACTGAATTAGCTGCTAGTCAGTTAAGAGAATTAAATGCTGTGGGTAGACAAGGTGCAGCTATAGAAAGACAAGGAGTAATGATTGATGCAGAAGCATCTGCTGCAGGTGCGCAAGCTGCTTCTGCTGCTAGAGTAGCAAAAGCAGAACGAGAAACTGCTAAAATTTTAGATCGTACTATTCTCAAACGCGAAGATATACTAAAAGTAGAACTAGCTTTAGAAAAAACAAAAATGGAAGAAGCTAAAAGATCTGCAGGAGCACAGGCTGGTGTAGCTAGATTAAAAGCAAAACAAGATAAAGCAGCTCTTGATGACCAAAGAGCTGCTCGAAAAGATGAGCAAGCTGATATTCTAGCAGAGCTTAAACAAAGAAAAGACTTATTCAATCAACAAGAAACTGTACGTCAAGCAGAATTTGAAATAATGAATCTTGGAAAATTATTTGAACAAGACATTCTACGTCAGCAAAAAGAGAATATAGATTTAAAGAGAAAAGATGATTTAGCCGCAGTATCAGCTCAAATTGTAGATAGACAAGCACAAAATACCTTACAAAGAGATAAAGCTGCGTTACTATTAACTCAGATTACTCATGATAAAAAAGTAATAGCTGATAATAGAGATTTACTAATAGCAAACGGTAATGAAAAAGCCAAAGAACTCACTCTTAGAACCACTAGTAAATTAGATGATCCTTCTCAAGGTTTAATGGATAATGTAAAGGACATTTTAGAAAATTATGATACTATTAGTGATCTTATTACGCAAGCTGGAGTTACTCAAACTGAAGGTATTAAAGCTGCAGCTAAAGGAGAAAAAGATTTACTTCAAAAACGTATTGAGAACTTAGGACTCTTAATAGCTAAAAATGGTGATCTAGAAATACAACAACGACTGGTTGCCAAAGTACAAAATGATATAATGGATATGGAATTAAATCATGCTGAACAAATGATGATAGCAGATATGGCTAACTTCGACTTAAAAGAAAAAAATATAGAAAAAAATCTTAGAAAAACTTTAGCAGGTATGGGCGCAGAAGGAGCAGCAGCAGAGAGACTCTTTAAAGATAAACTTGAGCAGTTAGCTTATGAATTAAGTGCTAGAAAAAAATTAAAAGAGCTAATACTAGGAATAACTAATGATATTAATGGTGGACTAGCTAACGCTATTCAAAAAGTTTTTGAAAATATATCAACTAGAGGTGCTTCTTTAACAGATGGTATTAAAGAAATAGGATTAGGAATGTATGAAGACATACGTAAAACTATTGTTAGTCAGACTATTGTTACTCCTGCTCAAGATATGATGAAGGGTTTTATAGGTAATCTTACTGGATTTGACCTTGACAAAAAAGGCATTGATGACGTTGAGCTGGTAGGGAAAAAAGTGCCTGTTACTTTAGACGGAGCAGAAGAAGGCCCTATTACCAAAGTAAAAAGAGAGATGGAAGAAAAAGGTGAAAGCTTCTTTACTGGCTTTAAAGAAAAAGCTAAAGGAGCATTTGAAACTATACAAAGTAGTCTTGGTGAATTTGGCAGCAAAGCTATGGAGACATTTAGAGGTTTAGGTAGCAGTCTTAAGGATTTATTTACTGGAGAAGGCGGTATTATGAAGAGCTTATCAGGATTCATGCAGGGTATAACTGGTAACGGTGGAGAAGGTGTTGGATCTACTCTGTTTAATCTGGGTAAAACAGCTCTTAGTTTTTTTGGGCCTGCTGCTGCGGCTACCGGAGGACTAGTCGGTATGACAGGTGTTAGAAATATGGCGGCTGGTGGACAAGTAAATGCACTTCGTGACCGTGTACCCGCCATGTTAGAACCTGGAGAATTTGTAATTCGTAAACCTGCTGCTAAATCTATAGGTAATCGTGCACTGGGTCAAATGAACGCTACTGGGGCTGCTGGTATGGGTAATGTACAATTTAACATTGTTAATGAGGGCGCACCTAAATCTGCCGAACAGCAAGGACCCCCTAAATTTGATGCTGATAAGATCGTAGTTGAGGTTGTAATGAGAGACTTACAAAGCAACGGACCTATTAGAAATGCTATGAGAAATGGATAAGATATGACTATTGCTACCTACCCTGATGACGCACAAGCTCCTATAACAGCTTTTTCTGTTGTAGCTACTAGTACTTTTAATAACACTGGAACAACTAGAGTAACTTTTAACTTACCTAGTACTGTTACTAGTAAAGGAGAAGTGACAGCTTTTGATGATGGTGTTTTACAATCCACTATTACCTATAGTTTATCTAATGCAGGACAAACCATAACATTTGCAGATGCTCCTAATGCTACTCAATTAGTTGTAAAAACTATAACATTACCTGAAAGATATAGATTAACTAGAAGTTTTCCTGAAGTAGTAGCAGCAGATTTTAGTAACACAGCTCCCACAGTAATTAATGGTAATAACTATATTATAAATGGAGTTACTGAGTCTTTTTCTTTTCCCGCAAGCGTTAATGTAGTTAGTACTAGTGATTTTATAGTATATGCTTCTGGTGTTTTTCAACAACCAACTGCTTACACATATCCTTCTGTTAATTTAGGGTATCAAGGTATAGATATAGGTGATAATGCATCTGTAAACTTATTAACTAATTTTGCAGGTAATTTAACAGACTTAAGTCCTAAAGAACATACAGTGCAAATAAATACTGGCTCTGCTAGTTTTAGCGGTTCTAATGTAGTGCTAGATGGTTCTAAATTTATAGCTGTAATAGGTTCCGGTAATGATTTTAATGCAGGAGAAGAAAAATCATTTACTTTTGACACTATTATAACTCCTGATTCAGGAACTAGTATGAGTTCTAATCAAACTGTAATAGCTCGTAAAAATAGTTCTACAAACTACTATGCTCTACGTACTGTAGGATCAAATTCTAATGTAGGTTTTATAATAAATAAAGCAAATACTATAACAGAAATATATGGTGGTAATTGTAATGGAGGTACCTCATATAGTGTTGCACTATCTTATGATAAAACTACTGCTAATTTACGCTTATATGTTCAAGGTAAATTAGTTAAACATGTAAACTATAATCCTGCAGTAGCTACTTTTCCTGGCGGTTCGTTAATTATAGGTGCTAATGATTCTGTAGCTGGTGGATCTGTTACTAGTAGGCAGAGATTTAAAGGTAAAATTGAGTATATACGTATGTCAGATGGTGCTAGATATAGAACAGCTACTATAAACTCATTACCTACTACTGCTACAGTAATAGGTGGAGCACCTTTAGGGTCTATATATTCTGACGATACGTTATCTGTTAGAGTATTTGATTCTAGTGTTACTGTAGGTGATAGATTTAATTCTATGGCGGATAGAAAACCTGATTCAGGATTTTCAACTAGTAAGAAATTTGAAGTAAGTACCTTTAAGTCTCAAGCAGGCTATGAAAAAAGAAGATTAAAATCTAGAAGAGGTCTTAGAGCTTATGACTTACAATATACTAATATATCAGGAATAGAAAGAACTGCAATTGAGAACTTTTATAATGCCCGAAGTGGAGAATTTGAATCTTTTAGTTTTGACTTGTCACATCTAAACGAGAGTGGTACAATTAGTACAAGATTTGACGGAGATTTACAAATAAGTCAAGTTTTATCAGCAGGTACTAGTTTAACAGAAAACTTTTTCACTGTTAGTTTTAAATTGCAAGAGACATATGATTAATGACTGCTAGAAATTATGACGTAATACTTACTGTAAATAATGCCACTGGGTTTGTTTCTGGCAACTCTGTTGTAGGCTCTACTAGTAAAACAGTAGCGTTAATTGCTAATGTTAACCAAACAACTAATGAGGTAAAAGTTAAATTAAATAACGTTTTACAAGAGTTTCATAATAGTGAAACAGTGACTTCAAGTGCCTCTATTGTAGGGGGTGCTAGACTTACTACCACCGTATTTACTCCTATCTTAACAATTAATACTATTAGCGCTGCAGTATCCGCTCGTACTGCAGGAACCTATGCTATTGGTGCGACTGACTATACTCATACTGGTAGCGGTATAGATGCAACTTTTTCTATAGTAGTTAATAGTTCTGGTGCAGCAGCAGTTACAGTTATTGCTGGTGGTGACAGATTCGTTATAGGAGATATTATTACTGTTGCTGATAATAAACTTGGAGGTGGAGGAGCTGCTGTCTTAACCTTTAAGGTTTCTAATATAGGGGGCATAGCAGGTACTAGTAAAACAATTACAGGCATAACAAGAGCTGATCCAGGTGTGGTAACAGCTAGTGCACACGGATTTAGTACAGGAAATCGTATTGCATTTTCAGGTGTAGTAGGTATGACACAAGTTAATGGAAATGTTTATACAATTACAGTTATAGATGAGGATAGTTTTATTATTTTTGTTAATACTTCTTCATTCACTGCATACTCAAGTGCAGGTACAGCAAGTTTTCATACTATTTTAACAGTTGCTAATACTATAGGAATAAATGCTGGCTACGTAGTTAACTCTCCAAATAGTAATGGTTATACAGGTACACAAACTGTTACGAGTGTAGATAGTACTACCCAGTTAACTGTATCTGATGCTCCAAATAGTATTCCTAATGGGACAATATTATTTATTGATTCAGGCAGTAGTTTAATAAGTGTACCTTTTGTTGCTAATATATTTATTTCCGCTCAACAAACTGCTGCAGCTACCCTATCTTCACAAGCTCCTAGTCCTTTTATAGCCGAAAAAAATGCTTTTACACAAAATCCTATAGTACGACTGTATGAAATATATTATCCTGGTGAGTGGTTTCCCGCAACTCCTGAAGGTAATCCCACAGAAGATGGTCAGGGTAGAGCTTGGCCTACTAATTTTCCTTTAAAGTTTGCAGATATAGCTGGTGACTTAATTTCTGATCTAAACTATAATGTAACTTATGATGGAGATTCATACATACCATTTCCTGTAGATGTATCGAGTATTAGTCAAGGTACTGATGGAAAAATTAATGAACTTACTTTGACAATATTCAATGTTGATAATATTATATCAGCATTGGTTGAAGATCCTTTTATTGTGGGTAATAATACATCTAATTCATGTGTTGCTAATGTTAATGGAGTACCTTGTCACGGTATTGACCCTAGAACCATTAACTTTACTCCTGCACAAGTAGGTAATGCTGGAGAAGTTGCTTTTGATACTTTAACTATAGCAAGAGCAAAAGGTTTAAACTATAGCTCTGCTATAGAAGGATTCTATGGGCAAGCTAATTCTTCTTTTACAAAATTCCAAACAGAGGCAGTTGCAGGAACTTGGAGAGAGCTTAAAAATGATTCTAGAGATTTACAAGGTGCTGTAGTTAATATTAAGACTACATTTGCCAATTTTTTAGATGTTTGGCCTGAGCATAGTTCTATTAAATATGTTTCAGGAAACGTGATTGAGGTATATAATAGTATGCCTTATAGAGTAGGAGATAAGATTCGTTCGTCAAAAGGCTCAACTTTTGCTACTATACAAACTATAGAAGAAAATAGATTTTTATTCTTATCTAATGGCTTAGAATCTAATACTTCTATAGGAGATTCTGTTTTTATTATAAATGATGATGTAGATACTGAATCATATATTGAAGATAGATTTAGAATAGATCAATTAGAGTCTTTAGGCGATACTACTGCTGCCTTTGGCTTAGTTACTTGGCTTCAATATTTTAAACAAGTAACTCCTAGACGTAAATATTATAAAAATACTTGTCAGTGGCAGTATAAAGGAGAAGAGTGTCAGTATCCTGGACCAGGAGGTGGTACTATACCAGGTACTAGTCTTACTGCTAATACTAATCCTATTGGTGTAGATAATCAAACTGCTTCCGGTCCTGAAGGAGATGTATGTGGTAAAAATATATTAGCCTGTACCATAAGAAATAACTCTTTACATTTTGGAGGTTTCCCTGCAACAGGACGAACAATACCTAAACAATAATATAAAAGGCTGTATACTTCCTTGGATGCATATTTTTGGTAGTCTAAGTGGCAATTTTTATATATGTTGTCATGCTGAATATACTTCTAGCGTTAGACCTATGGGTAACTATAAACAATCTTTAGGTGAAATATGGAATAGTACAGAATATAAAGAAGCTCGTCTTAATCTTTTAAAAAATAATATACCTAGTGAGTGTATAGAAGCCTGTTATAATAAAGAAAAACAAGGTAGCGGTAGTAATAGATTACAAGTAAATCAAAGATTTAATAAATATGGTTATCTACAAGATAAGACTAATGAAGATGGTAGTATAGATACTACTCCTACTTATCTAGATATTAGATTTGGTAATTTATGTAATTTTAAATGTAGAATGTGTGGACCTTATGCATCTACTAGTTGGTATAAAGATACTTTAGAAGCTGGCTGGAATAAGACTAAAGACTATTATACAGATAATGAGGATTTTTGGTTAGATGTACCTCAATATATTCCTAATTTAGAAGAGATATATTTTGCAGGAGGTGAGCCTTTTATACAAGAAGGTCATTATAAAATGCTTAATTTACTTATAGATTCAGGCTATGCTAAAAATATTCATATTAGTTATAATACTAACTTAAGTTATTCTAAATTTAAAAAATATGATCTTACCCAACTATGGGCTAATTTTAAAAAAGTATCTATCTGGCCTAGTGTTGAAGGATATGGAAGCCGAGTAGAGTATGCTAGAAAAGGATTATCCTGGCCTAAATTTGAAAAACATGCTATTATGTTTAAAGAACATATACAAACAGTTAGTTGTGTTATAAATATATATAGTATAACTTCTATGCCTGATCTTATTATATGGTGTAAACGTAATGATTTTGATTTTTATGGTTCAACACAATTAGAACCTTCTTACCAAAAAATTACTTGTTTACCTAAAGAGTCTAAAAAACAAGTGTTAACTATATATAAAAAATTTATTAAAGAGTATAGAACAATATTAACAGTATATGATTTAGAACAAATAAAAAATTGGCTAAGCTATATGACTAGTGTAGATGAAAGTGATCAATTACTAGAATTTAAGCAAGAGACTGAAAGAGTTGATAAATTACGCAATGAATCTTTTGTAACTACTTTTCCGGAGTTTGCATCGTGGTACGAAACTATATAAGCCTACCACATTCATATGATAGTGTAAATTGTATAACAATAATAAAAGACTTTTATCACAATGAATTGAGTTTAGAATTTTCTTTACCTGATTACCCTCTGTCTAAGCATTGGATTAAAGAATTTACTACAACTAGTATAGATAATTGGGCAGCTCAATGTGCTAAAAAAGTAAGTTTGACAAACGCTAAAGATTATGATGTAATAGCATTTAAGTCAGAAAAAACAAATTTAGTAACACATTTTGGAATGTATTTAATGCCATCTAAAATGTTACATATCGAAGAAGGGGGAATTTCGTGTGTAGAAACTTTATCAGACTATTGGGTAGAGAGTATACATTCGATTTATAGGCATGACAGTTTGGTATGATAAATACAAAGATTTTCCATATTTACATTTAGGTAATAATGCTGAGAAAGGGATTGATTGTTTTAATCTCTGCAAATTAGTGTACCTAAACGAATTAGAAATAGATATTCCTTACACAACAGATTACTTTTGTAAAATAGTAGATGAAGATTGGTATAGTAAGACTCAAGAAAGATTATTTGAGCAAGCAGCTACAGATGAGTATGGTTGGATAAAAGTAAAAGAACCTAAGCCTTACGATATAATAACTATGAGTTTAGGTGCTACAAATGTAACTAATCATTGTGCTTTATACGCAGATAGAAATAAAATACTACAAACTATGATAAACCATAAAAGTTGGATTGCTCCTTACGGAAACTACTATAAACAATATACTACGGGGATTTACAGATGGAAAGATTTATAAAACTAGTTGAGGATATGAACGGACATGCCATGCTAGATTATCCTAGAGAATGTGTAGGAATAGTAACTAATGACTTTACCTATATACCTTGTACTAATACATCTCCTTATCCTAAAACAACTTTTATATTAGATCCTGCAGATTTAGTTAGAAATGATGGTAATATATGGGGTATTTTTCACTCCCATCCGGGTGAAGAAAACCCTATCCCAAGTAGGGAAGATAAAGTAAGTGCAGCTTTTCAAGAATATAAATTTTTAGTAGGTTTTAATAATAAATTTTTTATATACTGGTTAGACTATAACGTAGACGCACTCATATTTGATGAGTTTAAGGAAGAACATCTTGTTAATTAATATTAAAATACACTCAGCATATAATAAATTTTTTGAAGAAAAAGAATATACTTTTGATGCGTATATTGCTGCAGATGTTATGCATTATCTTAAAGGTATGCATCCTAAATTTTCCAAGTATATGACACAGATCGGTTCTGGAGATTCTGATGAGTCTTTTTCTCTACTTGATAAGAATTTAAAAGAGATTACTGAAGAAATGCTAGAACTTAAACATTTTAAAGATGGGGATACTATACATTTAGTTCCTAATATATGTGGTGGTGGCGGTAAATCAGGTAGAAAAATGTTTATGATTGCTGCTGTTATAATGTTAGCTATGACCCCTCCTGGACAAGCTCTGTTAGTAGGTGCAAAGGCAAGTATAACAACAGCAATGGCTGCAGGTAAAGGTATGAGTTTTTTAGGTACTATGGCTTTAAATATAGGTATGTCTATTATAGGAAGAATGTTTACTAAGTCTCCTGCAGCTAGACAAGCACAAAAAACTACAGAATCTACTACTAGAGATAGCGGAATGTTTGGTAGTCTAACTAATAGTTCTGAAAGTGGTACTCCTATTGCTTTAATATATGGCCAACACAGAGTAGGTGGACAATTTTTAAGTGGTTATATAAGTTCTATTCCCCATGGCAGTGGAGACCAAATTAGTGTAGGAGCGCAGTTCGATGGCGATTAGAAATTTTGTTAATTATTCAAATACTCTTGTTCCCCAAATACAAGGAGCAAAAGGCGGTAAAGGTGGAGCGCAACAAGAACCACATACTCCAGTAGAAGATCCTCAAAGTTTATTTTCTACTGATATTCTTTTTGTTGTAGTAGGACTTGGAGAAGGACCACTATATAGAATTAATCCTAATGGTCCTCAAGATATAGAACTTGCAGATAGCTCTATTGATGATCTAGTTAATTTAGATGGGGATGGACTTGAACAAACTAAAAAATTTAAAACAATATCTACTACTGGTACACCAGTACAAGGTAGGTTAGATGTATTTGGTGAAACAGTAACTACTCCACAAAATTTTGCATCTCCTGTCTCTTTAAAAAACGGTAGCAGTGGTATACCTGCTTCTGGAGTTACATTACAAGAAACTTCTTCTAAGGATTGGGATGCTTTAGAATTTCAATTTACTATTGCATCTCTACAAAGAATTACAGATAAAGGTGATGTACTACGACATAGTTTATCTGTAGCTATAACAGTTTTTAACAGCAATGGATCAACTCAAATTGCTTCTGCTAATAAAACTGTAAGTGGTAAAACAACTGTTAGTTTTAAATTTAACGTAAAGATTCAAATACCTGAAGCTAGTAAAAGTACAAATGGTTATAAATTTTCAGTACGTAAAACTTCTAGTGATTCTTCTAGCTCTGGTACAACTGATGATGTGAGACTACTTGGCTGGAATGAGATAGAAAATTCTCCACAAGCATATCCTAGAACTGCTCATATAGGTTTTGCGTTAAAAGCTACTGATGAACATAGTGGTATTCCTAGTTTTACTAGCTTAGTAAAAGGTTTATTACTTAAAGTTCCTACTAACTATAATCAACCTACTTTAGTTAATGGAGAAATTGATTGGAGACATATAGAAGTTCCTGCTACAGGTGCTGATAGTGCAGCAACAGCTGGTTATTTTATGCAACAATCAGGCACCGCAGTTCAAACTAGTTCTACTATTAATATATATGCAGGAACTTGGGACGGTACTTTTGTATATTCATGGTCACAAAATCCTGTATGGATTATATATGATATACTAACAAATAAAACATATGGACTAAGTATACCAGAAAGCAATATTGATAAATATAGATTTTATCAAATAGCTCAATATTGCGATGCTTGTGACTATACTACTGGTAATTTTATTGGAGTAGAAGGTATTGCTGATGGTACTTTTAGAAGTAAACCTAGAAATACTTTTACAACTACACGAGAAAATCAATTAGGTATAGATCAAGGTACTAAAATAAAAGAAAGAAGATTTACTTTAGACTGTATTGTTGCAGATCAAAAACAATCATTTGATACTATTAATGCTTTAGCTGCTAGTTTTAGAGGAGCTATCATATATGCGCATGGTAAAATAACTATGGCATGTGATTTACCTGATGAAACTCCTGTTATGGTATTTAATGAGACTAATATAAAAGAAGATACTTTTGTAATAGCAGGTAATAAAGAAAGTGATGTATTAACAGGGGTAGATGTTAGCTATGTAGACCCAGGTAATCACTATAAAAGAGAAACAGTACGTATAGATCAATTAGGAAGTAATGACGGTATTAGAAAAACTGAAATAGAAAATTTAACGTCATTGGACGTGCCTGGTGTTACTAGAAGAGGACAAGCTCTTAGATATGCTCAATATCAAATTGCTTCATCTAGATACTTGCGAAGAACTTGTAATTTTACTACTAGTACTGATGCACTACAGTTAGTACCTGGAGATGTGATTGCAGTGTCACAACAAGCTAATGGTATTGCATATGGTTATGGCGGTAAAATAAGAGCAAGCTCCCCAGTTCAGTCAAGTAATACTAATGTATTTCTAGAACATTATACTGTACCTTCTTTAGCTTCTACGGATTTTAGTGCTAATACTGGTCCCTTAGTGCTTAGAGTTATAAAAATGGTTAATGATAAGATTGATGTATATATATTATCTAAAACTAAATTTGCATTAACAACTACTGATGCTGTAAATTCTGGTATAGACCATGCTATTGTAAATCCTATTAAAAGATATAATCCTATTACTAAAGTATGGGATAACTATACTGCTTTTACTGCTAACACAGCTCCTACTAAGGGAGACTTATGGACTTTTGGAGAAATAGAATCTGAAGGAGATATATACAGAGCTAAAAGTGATAAACTATTTAAAGTGACACAAATAGAAAGAGAAATGGATGATGAAGAAGTTAAACTACAAGCTGTTGAATATATATCTAATGTATATGTAGATTCTGATAAGTTTATTGACTATAAACCTACTGCATATACCGATATGCAATCTGCATTGTCAGTACCTCCTGTTCCTCAATTTGATTTTGTTACTAGTGCTAGAAGAAAACTAGATGGATCAGTAATTATTGATGGTTTAATAAAAACATCAACAGAAAAAGATGGTTTTGGTGTTACTTATGTTACTGAATATGAGTTATCTAAACCATCAGGAGCTACCCTAGTAGCAAATGCAAATTTATCTGGTATTAATAATCAAGTTATTCATGTAGAGCACGCAAATGTGTTAGTAGGCGAAGTAAATCCTATAACTTTATCTGGTAAAAATGGATTTAGTAGTGTTGCTGGTGAGGTTAAATTATTATGTACAGCTGTTAATGTTGTAGATACTGTTGGCGGTACTCAAGATGGTAATATAGAATTAACTTTACAAGGTTTTGGTCAAGTATTCGATGAAAATTTTCAAACTGATTTGTTAAATGCTAATGACGATTCTGTTTTTGGTACACTAAAAGGTACAGATCATGTTACTATTCCTATCAAGGAAAAAGATCAACAACAGGGTTTATTAAATTTTATAGGATATGCAGGTATTATAACTGATTTAAGTCAGCCTATCACGGGTTATACTCTTGCTACAGATAAATTAAAGATACAAAATAAAAGAACTAGTGACGTAACATTAGCTAATAAAGTACCTGAAGCTCCTTTTTATGTTACTTTAAATCAACTTTTAGATTCTAGACATTACGCAAATAATAGTTTTTATGTATCTGGATATGAAGATACTTATGTAAAAAGTGGTGAAATAAATGGTGCTACTACTAGTACTATTGATTTGCCTGTAACTCCTAGAGATAAAGCTTTTATTAGATTATTTGTAGATGGTAGTCAAAAAAGTTCTGGTCAGTTTGTATTTAATAAAAATGATACAGTTCCCTTAAATAATTCAAATATAGTATATACAAGTACTGCTACTGAAACAGCTTTTAGAACAGAGGTAGACTATTATACTGTTCCTGTATTTGAGATAGGAGATAATGTACAATCTTCCCATGCTAATGTATTTAGTATACTTACTAATAGCTATGATTCTACTTCTCCTAAGTATAATGCTGCACTGACTGCTAACTCAATATTTAGAATACACACTGGTTCTAGACCTAATTCTAATTTAGCAGGATTTACTTTTACTAATATAACTCCTGATCCTATAGGTTCTTTAGGTAATATTTCAGGAGGCTCAGGTACTTTTGACTATGATCCTGCTGCTTTTCCAGGTAGATTTGCTTTAGCTAATAATAGAGTGTATAAATTAGAAGTTGGATCTGACTTTGAATCTATATTTCTAACTAAAGACATGGTAATACCAGATTTAAATGTAGGAACTACTTCTATAAGAGCTAGGAATAAAACTAGAGGAGGTAGAACTAGTCCTTTTAATAGTAAATCATTAAATATTAATCCTATTCCTATACAAAAAGTAGAAAATATTAATATTATAGAATCTTTGTACCGTGAACAAACTGGAGGAGTAGCTGTACGTGTTACTATACAATTTGATCATATTCAGCAACAAAATGTTACAGATTATGAAATATCATATAAATTAGATTCAGTAGATGATGTAGGTGTAGATGATGGCGGTACTGATTTAACTTCTTTTAATACTGTAAAAGTTCCTGCTACTGGGGTAGATTCTGATGGTAAGCTTAGATTTACTGTTAACGGCGTAAATAGAGGACAAACTAGTGATACTAGAAATATTGTATTTAGAGTTGTGCCTTTAAATAAAGAAATAAGAGGGATAACTGCTAATATAAGTAAATCTATTATTGGTAAGACAGCTAAACCCTCAAATATATTTAATTTTACTGGTGGTCAACAGACTGATCAAATTACTTTATTATGGTCTTATCCTCGTACTAGTGATGGAGAATTGGCAGACATAGATTTAAAAGAGGTTGTAATAAAACGAATAGCAGGAACGCAATCAGCCAGCATTGCGAATTTTGTTGTAGCTGACGGTTTAGTTACTGTCTCGGCAGGTACTGCTCGCAAATCAATTCCTATTGATACTTTTGGGGAATTTAGTTACCTAGCTAGGACTAGAGATACCAGCGGTAACTTTAGTGATGAGGTAGTTGTTATAACACTAACTACTAGTCGTCCTAATAGAAGTACGGTAATAAGAGCCTATAGTGAGGACGCACCTACTACTATTTTTGCAGGTAGAACTAATGATAATAGTGCAGAAGCTGTTTATCCTTCTTTTACAACTTCTAACAGTGGTGGAGTAGCATTTGCTAATAAAGGTGATGGACACCCTAGTTCTATTGTCGATAATGCAAACGGTACTTCTAGTGGTTTTTCTTCTGCAGCCGCTGCTAGTGACTTATTAGCTAGTGAATCTGCAGAATATATAACTTCAATTAGAGATGCAGGAAGTACTGTGACAGGCGCTATATTTGTAGATATAGAAGGAAGTCAGGCAGTAGAAACTACTTTTAATGATTCTAAAGAAACATATTTATCAGGTGTTACTGATGCTTCCGGAACTGCTGGCGTATTAAAAGATGCAAGTTTTGGGGGAATTGGTCATGTGCTGGGATTTAGTAATACAGCAGTAGTTAGTCCTAGATTCGATTCTAATAATCAAACTTTTATGACAGGTGGTGCTTCTGGTAATGTATTTGCTATTTGGGATGATGGTAAATATACAGGTAATGTGATAACTATTACAGGAATTACAAAAGCTAGTCCTGCAGTTGTGACTACTGGTGGTAGTGAGCATGGACTAGTAAATGGTAATAGAATTATTATTCATGATGTAAATGGTATGACTCAAATAAACAATAGAGAACTATATGTTAATAGGGTAAATGCTACTAGTGTACAACTCTATACTAATGCAGGAAGAAGTGCGGCACTTAACTCAAGTGGTTTTGGTACTTATGTTTCTGAAGGAGTATTAGATCAAGGTGACTATGCAAATGCTAATTCTTATGCACTAATAGCTGGTGTTATAGATGTTGATGAAATTAGACTAGGAGATTCTTATTTTTCTAATGGTGATGCTACTGGCGGAAATGTCTTAGCCAATATAACATCTGCTGCAAGTAGTTATAAGTTAGTTAACTTTAAACAATATATTGACACAGGTTCTGGTGATACTTTTGCAGGAACATTAGGAGCTGTTAGTAGCCAAACACTAATTAGAACTACTACTGCTGCAAATGCTGCTTTATATTATGCTAATGGCAATGTTAATATAAGTCAGTTTATTGGTTCAGCAGTAAATGATGGTTTTCAGACGTATCAAGCGGGTACTAGAACCTTTAGACAATTTCAATTAAAATTTATTATACAAAATAACCAACCTGATGAATTTGACTTTACAATTGATAAATTTAGGTATACTATAGAAAAGGATACAGTTACTTTTACAGATACTACTGCATATAATGCTACTACTAAAACTATTGATATTACTAGTGCAGGATTTCTTACTAGACCTGTAATAAGTTACTCAATGCTTAGTGAAGATTCTAATAAACCTCATATAGTAGTAACTACTGCTGCATCAAATCAGGCAATTAGTTATCAGGTATTTAAGAGTGATGATGGAGGTGCAGGATCAACATCTTCAGGTATGTCAGTAATGTTAACAGCAACAGGAGTATAAATGGCACTACAAGATTCAAATACATATATTGAAGCTACTGCAGGTACGTCACTAAACAGTGCCCGCACCCAGTTCAATAATTCTATGAGATCACTTTTAACTAATTTTAGAAGTTCTAGTCCTCCTGCTACTGTAAATATTACTGCATCGGGTGACGGTATTGCTGTACCTGATGGCACTATGATGCAGTTTGCTAATGCAAATGTTAATGCTCTATTTATTTCTGACTCTACAACTAAGAAAAGTTCTCATATTGGTGGCAATTTTACTAGAGTAGGTATAGGCCATAGAATAGAAAATGGTATTGTATCTTTGATGTCTAATGTTAGTCATTATGATATTGGTGAATTAGTAGCTACTGTATCTGAAAATGGTACTTTAGCCGCTAACTCTAGAGTCTATTTAAAAACTAGTAATAATGCTAATGATGCTGCTATTTTTGATATAGGTACACCAGGAACAGGGCAAGTTGTTAATACGATGATTGCTATTAGCGGTGTTACCTCTGATAGAACTAACTTAACAACAAGCGGAGTAAGTACTAACAATCTTACTATAACAGCTACCACAGCTGGTGGTGGTAAAAAATGGTTTCCAGAAACTATAGGGGTAGGGCATGCAGCCCTTAAAATATCGAGTATAGGTTCTAGTGACAATACTGCTATACTATTTAATTTTGGTAGTTCTAGCGCTAATGTATCTTTAGCCCATATACCAGGAGTCGCATCTACTAAAAATGGACTAAATATTATACAACAAAATGGTACTTATGCACCTATAGCTGCTAATGTTGTATTATCTTCTGCAATTACAGGTTCTGGTACAGCACCTGTACCTTTGATTCCTGTAGGAACTATTGTAGCTTATGGAGCAAATTCTACTCCTGCAGGTTGGATAAATTGTAATGGGCAAAGTCTAGTTAGAAGTACATATGCTGCTCTATTTGCAACTATAGGTACTACTTATGGTGCAGGAGCTAGTGCAGGTAGCACTTTTGCAGCTCCCGATTTAAAAAACAAGATGTTGATGGGTGCTGGTACTAATAATAATCATGGTGCAGGTGCTGGAACATTTGCTTCTGGAGGTACTTTAACTACTGCTTCTGGATCTGCTGCTTTATCTACGTCAACAAGTTCTGCATCAACAGGCGTAAAAGATGCTGGTGGTGTAACAGTACTAACAGCTGTTAGTGCCGGTGGTCATACACATACAGCGGTGGTTCCACATGCTGTTGCAAGATATATAATAAAAACATAGAGGGAAAAGAATGGAATATATAAAATTTCATATAGACGAAATGGATCAAGAGTTTGTATTCTGTGAATACAGAGAAATACTAGAAGATAAAAAAGGACCGCTTATATCTAGAGCTTTTCCTTTTTCTAAAATTATTGAAAAAGAACCAAAAATACAAGAACTAGTTGATGGCCCTATTATAGGAATCTACTACGAACAAAGAGGAAACAATTTTACTAGTGAAAGACAATGGCTTGATAAAATTGAACCTTTAGAAGATGAAACAATTAATTGGATTACTACACTTGTAAAAAAGATATGTATAGAAGAAGTGTATGACGAATTACTAAAACCTCCAACAATTGACGAACAAGTTGAAGATTTTATAAAAGAGTTTTTTGAGGAAGGTGATTCAGAACCTTTAGAACAAAAAGACTTTTTAGCAGAATTTTTTGAAGAGTTAGAACCTCTGTCTCAAAATTTACCTAAACAAAATGATCCTTTAGCTGATTTTTTTGAGGAAGATTCTGATACTACACTAAATAAAAGAATAGAAGATAGATTTAATAATACTTCATTAGAAACAGTAGATTTTTTAGCTGAGTTTTTTGAACAACTAGAAGATGATGAAGTTTAATATCTAAGGAGCTAATATGGCGCTTACGCGTGTAACATCTACAGTTTTAGAGGCAAATGCAGTATCTGCAGAAAAAATGGCTAATAGTTCTTTAACTACTAGGCTGTATGGTATAAAATCAATTGAAGCTAGACACATGGCTACTAGCGCCAATGCTTTTAGTCTTACAACTAATGTAAATTTACTGACTGCTAATCTAAATCAAACTTCTGCTAACATAGCTGCAGCCGCATTAAATGTATCATTAGTTACTGGTAATACTGTTAGCTTACTAGCAAATGTAAATCTTAATGCAGCTAATACTGTACAATTACAAATTAATCTAAAAGCTAATGTAAATTCTGTTAAATCTAATGTAGATGCCGCAGAAGCTAATATTGCTGGTATACTTGATGGCAGTACCTTTACTGGGCAAGTAAATATGGCAGATGATCTAATCATTCAAGGTAACTTAACGGTACTTGGTGATAGTATTAGTGCTAATACTATAAACTCTGTTGTTCAAGATAGATTTATACTATTAGCTAATTCTGTGACAGGAGCGCCTAGTGCAGATGTAGGTATCTTTATGAATAGAGGTAACTTAGGTAATGCTGCTATTTTTTATGATGAATCTGCTAAATCTTTTACACTAGCTGAAACTAGAGACCCTGATTCTAATGTAGTTATTAGCCCTACAGGACTAGCTAATTTAGCTGTAGGTACGTTAAAATATAATGGTGCAGATCTAAATACTGCTATCACATCTAACCGCTCAGGTGCTATTTCTACAGTATATAAAGATAACCTTACAGTTTCTCGTGCCTTAGTATCTGATGGCAGTGGTAAGGTAGCTGTATCTGCCGTAACTTCAACAGAACTTGGTTATCTAGATGGCGTTAGTAGTGCTTTACAAACACAGTTAGCTGGTAAAATTGCTATTACTGCTTCTGCTGCTAATGATTTTGTAACTTTTCAAAGACTAAATGCTAATATTAATGTAGTATCAGGTAATGTTGCGGTAGGTTTATCTAGAAAAGTAAATGTAGCTGCAAGTGTTACAGGAGCAGGTAGCGGTAATAATGTATTTTTTGTAGCTACTCCAGCAGGAGGCAACCCTACTGCTATTGATAATATATCAGTAAGTATAAATGGTATTATGCAGACCCAGACAACAGACTATATATACACAGCAGGAACAGGTGCTGTTACTTTTAAAGATGCTTTAATTCCTGATGGATTAACTGTGCAGATTACTTCCTTTAATCCACCGACCTAATGAGAAAATATAGACAACTTACAACAGAGTTAACATTTAGATGTAATGCTAAATGTCCTGCTTGTCACAGGGTTAAACCTCTTCGCATTAATTTAAATGATAAAAAATATACAATATCTTTAGATAAGTTTAAAGAACTATTTTATCCTGAACTACTTAGAA